CACAGTCCAGAAGGATAACGTAGTGGTAGAACCAGAGCAAATGAATTGGAGAAAGCTTACACCTTTAGAATGTGAGAGACTTCAGACAGTAGAGGATAACTATACTGAAGGTGTCAGCAATACTCAGAGATTCAAAATGCTAGGAAACGGCATGACGGTTGAGATCATTTCACACATTTTAAGCAATGTAAATCCTGACCGCACTGATAAAAATGTGGACTTTTAAAAGTTTTTATGCTATAATTGGGCCTATGTATTTAAAATTGAAAAGGTTCGGAAGTTAAATGCCGACAGAATTAACGACAGGCGATCCAGAGAAAACCGATGAAAATTATTCCTGGGGGATGAGTGCAGAAACATCCTATGAACAATGCCTTTTCTCTTTTTTTTGATTTAATAATAATAATAATAAAGCATAAGCGAGGTAAATATATATGTCTTTAGTAAGTGGAAAAGCACTGTGGGCCAGCATCACTACCCCACAAACGAGGTTTCCTCCTCCGAAGTATACGATTACTCTGATTGTCGATGACGAAACTGCAACACAGTTTGAACAAGACGGCTTCAGAATAGGTGTTACAGACGAGGGTGAAAAAACTTTAACAATGAAGCGAACTGTTGAATGGACAGATAGCGAAGGTAACACAATGGTTAATGATGCTCCTAAATTAATGGATGCAGATAAAGATCCTTTGGATGCTATCGTTGGTAATGGTTCAGATGTTGTTGTTCAATTCAGGCCCTATACAAATAACTATGGTAAGTTCATGGAACTACAAGCAGTTCAAGTTTTAAACTTGATTGAGTATGAAGGAAGTGGACCTGCTGATGGGGAGGAGTTCTAATGGCTGAAGAAATTCAAGAACAAGTAGAAAAAAAACCACCTTATGTCACTATTGATGGTGTTGATTGGACAATCGATGAGTTACCTGAAGAGGGTAAAGCGGTATTTCTGAGACTCCACAGATTAACACAAAAAGAGGCAAACACAGTTGTAACTTTAGAAAATACTGCTTTAGATCTAGACGAAATTAGAGCAAGTAAAGTATTTTTTGAAAATAAACTTGTGAGTATTGTCAATAACGAGGGATCTGATCTTGCGGATGACATCGAAGAGACTGATGCCTTTCCTCCTGAAGATGAAGAAAGTTAACTCCTTTCAAAATCATGGTTCATCAAGGATTGAAAGCTAAAAATAATAAGCAATAGCGATATTCTTTTGCGTTCTTATTATGCTTTCTTCTGGTGAAGCCTAAAAGGTAAGGAGTGCCTATGGCTAGGGTGGTCGGTAAACTTCGGTAGGGTGGTAGGTCTGTTTTAACATAACTTTCTTTCAAGGAGCAAACGCAAATTGCAAAAACAACAATACGATAATAAGGATGTAGGCTTTAAAGAAACACACAAGACTTGTCCTATTTGTAATCATAAAAAATGTCTTGGTGTTAATCCAGACGGCTCTGCTTGGTGTTTTAGTTGCAAAACAAGAATAAAAGATTACAAAAAATATATGGCTAATCCAAGCGCTAATCAGATTACTGAGCTTTCAACATCGAAGGCTAAGCTGAATAGTGATTCTACATCTATTTATTCTCCTTTATCAGACAGAAAAATATCTGAGAAAACAGCAAGAGAATACGGAGTTAAGCTAGTTTTCTCTTCTCTGGATGGTTCAATTTCCGAACATTCGTATCCTTATTATAATGACAATGGTGATAAGGTCGCTACAAAAAAAAGGAAAGTTAAAGATAAAGAATTTTATTGGGAAGGAAACCATTCAGAGTCTCGTTTGTTTGGTGAGCAATTATTCAAGAGTGGGAAATACATTACTATCACCGAAGGTGAGTGCGATGCAATGGCCGCTTATCAACTAACAGGATCGAAGTGGGCCTGTGTTTCTATAAAAGATGGTGCAGGTAATGCAGAACGAGACATAAAGAATAGCCTAGAGTTTCTAGAACAGTTTGATAATGTTGTTATCTGCTTTGATAATGATAAACAAGGTAAGGAAGCGGCTAAGAAAGCCGCAAGACTTTTAAAACCAGGAAAGGCAAAAATTATGTCTTTACCTGACGGCTTCAAAGATGCCAACGATATGCTCAAAGAGAACAAACATAAGAAATTTACTGATTGTTTCTGGAAAGCAAAGACCTACACTCCTGCTGGAGTAATGAATATCTCTGAAAGGAGAAGCGCCTTTCATGAACGAGAAAAGAAGAAGAGTGTTCCTTATCCTTTTGCAGGACTTAACAGAAAGCTTTATGGTTTAAGACAAGGAGAACTTGTAACGCTAACAGGAGGCACAGGTTTAGGTAAGTCTAGCGTTACTCGTGAGTTAGAGCATTGGTTGCTTAAAGAAACAGGCGATAATGTAGGTGTTATATCTTTAGAAGAAGATTGGAGAAGAACAGTAGATGGTATCTTATCTATAGAAGCTAACGCGAGACTATATATAGACCAAGTAAGAGAAGAATATTCTAAAGAAGAATTAGATGGCTTCTTTGATATACTGACCGATGAAGAAGATAAAAATAAACTATGGGTTCATGCACATTTTGGAACAAACGACATAGAAGAAATTTTCTCTAAACTCAGGTTTATGATTATTGGTTGTAATTGTAAGTGGATAATTATGGACCATTTACATATGCTTGTAAGCGCTATCCATATGGGTGATGAACGTAGAGGAATAGATGCGATTATGACTAGATTAAGATCTATAGTAGAAGAAACAAGCGCAGGTTTAATTCTGGTTTCTCATTTAAGAAGGGTTGAAGGCAACAAAGGACACGAGAACGGAATACAAGTTAATCTTTCTCACCTCAGAGGCAGTCAATCAATAGCACAACTAAGTGACTCTGTTATAGCGCTGGAAAGAAACCAACAAGCAGACGATCCAGAAGAGGCTAACACCACAGTATTAAGAGTGTTGAAATCTAGATACACAGGAGATGTAGGTTATGCTACAAAACTTTTTTATAATAAAGAAACAGGTAGGTTAAGTGAGCCTGTGTTTGACTCGTTTGAAGAAGAGGCTTCCTCAGAGGTATTAGAATGGAATTAGTTTTTGATATAGAAACAGATAGTTTAACTCCAACAAAAATTCACTGTATGGTTGCTCAAGACACTGACTCTGGTAAAATTCATAAGTTTGCTCCTCAACAACTAGAGTCAGGTCTTGGGTTACTTCAAAAAGCAGATACATTAGTAGGCCACAATATCTTAGGCTTTGACATCCCTGTTATAAAAGACCTTTGTGGAATAGATCTAAGCGATAAAACTTTAGTTGATACCCTTGTCATGTCTCGCTTACTTAATCCTTCTCGTGAGGGTGGACACAGCTTAGAAATGTGGGGATACAGAGTTAAGTATCGTAAAGTTAGTCTTGAGTCTGAAGAATTTAAAGTTTATTCTCCTAAGATGTTGGAGCGTTGCTTGCGAGATGTTCAGATAAATACAGCAGTTCTTCGTAGATTAAGAAAAGAAGCTAAAGGTTTTTCAAAAGAGAGCGTTCAGCTTGAGCAAGAAATATCTAAGTTATTAAAACAACAAGAAAACAATGGTTTTTTGTTTGACGAATACAAGGCAGAAATGTTGTTTGCTGATTTAAGAGAGAGGATGCAAACAGCAGAAGAAGAAGTTCATAAAGTATTTAAACCTAAATGGATAGATGATAAATTAGTAACTCCTTATGTTAAGAAAGATGGATCATTATCTAAACGTGGATTAACAAAGGAAGAATATGATCGTGTATTTCTTGAAATTATTCTTCAAAAAGGTGTGAACGGAATACAGGAAGAAGACTTTGAAGTTCCTAAACCTAGAACATTCATGCGAAAGAAGTATCAAGAGTTTAATCTAGGCTCAAGAAAACAGATAGGAGAATATTTACAAGACTTTGGATGGAAACCAAAACACTTCACACCTACAGGACAACCTAAAGTTGATGAGAAGATCTTAAAAAAAATTACGCACATACCCGAAGCTCAACTCATAGCAGAGTATCTACTCTTGCAAAAAAGAGTTGCACAGGTCAAGTCCTGGATAGAAGCAGTTGAAGACGATGGAAGAGTTCATGGGTTTGTAATAGCCAACGGAACAATTACAGGCCGCATGAGCCATAGAGCGCCTAATATGGCACAAGTTCCATCGATTAAGAGTCCTTATGGTGAGGAATGCAGAAAGTGTTGGATTACGCCAGAAGGATATAAACTAATAGGTATTGATGCAAGTAGTCTTGAGTTAAGAATGCTTGCTCACTACATGAAAGACGAGGACTTTACAAATGAGATCATTAATGGAGACATACACACCTATAATCAAAAAATTGCACAGCTTCAATCAAGAGATCAGGCAAAGACATTCATATATGCACTCATCTACGGGGCGGCTAATAAAAGACTCGGAGAAGTGGTTGGAGGAAGCGAAGCAGATGGCAAGCGCATTAGAAAACATTTCTTTGCTAATCAGCCTTCACTTAAAAGACTTCGAGATACTGTTACGAAAACAGCAACGAAAGGTTACATCAGAGGACTTGACGGAAGACGAATATTTATAAGACATATACACGCCTCTTTAAACAGTTTACTTCAAGGTGGTGGTGCTGTTGTTATGAAGAAAGCATTAATTATATTGAACGATAAAGCCAGCGCAAGAAACCTAGATTTTAAGTTTGTTGCTAACATACACGATGAATGGCAAGTAGAAGTCCACGAAGCACACGCTGAATACTTTGGTCAGCTTGGTGTAGAAGCAATCAAAGAAGCAGGTGATTATTATAATCTTCGGTGTCCTCTAGATGCCGAATACAAAATAGGAGATGATTGGAGTGAAACACATTAAAGAAAATTGTAACACGTGTGGTGTGAAACTAACAGATACTAATTGGTCTTTATCATGGAGAAGTGTGAATAGAACACAATGTATTAAGTGTAGTAAAAACAACAATACAAAAAGCAACCCCAACAGAATGTATGTTAATGGTAAACATGTATCAGTAAAACATCCACTATATAAAGCAGGAAGATTTAAAACTTTTGAAGGTGCAGCCTTTGCAGCTTTAGAAGGATACGAAAAAACCACAGAAGGATATGTTTATATTATTAATAATCCTTGTTGGGATGGGTGGCTCAAAATTGGAATGGCAGTTGATGCTGAAGACAGATGTAACAGCTACCAAACAAGCAGTCCTCATAGGGATTATAGACTTCTATATGCAAGAAGATTTAAAGACAGAAGAAAAGCAGAGAAAAAAACCATACACAAACTTAAAAAGGTTGTGAAAGAACACAACGGAGAATGGTTTAAGACAGATAGAAACACTGCTCAAGAAATTATAGGAGGACTATCAATAACATTATGAAAATGAAAAAACTAAATACACTTGTAGAAGACATCTACCAAGAGTTAGATAACCTAAGTAATGGTAAAGCATTAGACATCTCTGAACAAGATGCAGAAGACTTTGGCAATGCCATGAAAGAGGTTCTTCTTAAATGGTCTAAGCCGTATGAAGAAAGAAAAGAAGAGACTCTGAGAATGTCAAATGTAGGTAAACCTAACAGACAGCTTTGGTATGATTTTAACTCAGATAAAGAGCCTTCTCCTTTCAAAGCACCTACACAGCTTGTCTTTTTATATGGACATATCTTAGAAGAAGTTGGTTTGATGTTAGTTCGTTTAGCAGGACACGAGGTTACTTCCGAACAAAAAGAAGTTCAGGTGTCGGGAGTAACAGGACATATGGATTGCATCATTGATGGAGAAGTAATAGATATTAAATCAACTTCAGGTTTTTCTTTCAAGAAATTCAAGAACGGAACTCTTCCTGAAGATGATCCTTTTGGTTATATGGCACAGATTGCAGGCTACGAAGCAGGAGAAGGCACAAACAAAGGTGGTTTCTTAGCTATTAACAAAGAAAACGGAGAGATTGCTTTACTTATTCCTGCTGAGATGGACAAGCCTAATATCAAACACAGAATATCTAAGCTTAAAAAGGAATTAAAGCTTGCAACTCCGCCTGCTTTATGTTATAATCCAACACCTGAAGGAACTTCTGGAAACATGAAACTTCCTAGACAGTGTGTTTATTGTAGACACAAGATTGAATGTCATAAGGATTCCAACAACGGAACAGGCTTGCGGATATTTAAGTATTCTAAAAACCTTTCCTTCTTGACAACAGTTGTTAAAGAACCAAGAGTAGAAGAGATTACAAGTGAATGGAAGAAAAGCTAAAGCAATACGAAGACAAGGAAAACAAATCCTAGTTGAGTGGTTACATTCGCTTTTA